ATAATCATAAGTTCCGTCTAATAAGATACTTTTCAAGATCTTCGGGAATACCTACAGCATTATGCTGCTCATTTGGTATGTGATGAATACCAATCTCGTATCCTTTAGAAATTAGATAATTATATGAAGGACCAATATAAAATTCAGAATTATATCTTTCTCCATTCGAGATCATTTGTTCTGCACTCTCAACAAAATATCTACCACGTTTCCAATAATGAATTCCATTCAAGCTAATGTTGCTTATAACTTGTTTTTCTTTAACCTCAACAACACGCCCTTTAGTGTTTATTTTGGCATAACTATTTTTGTTAGAATTTTCATAATATGTCACTATAGTCCCATCATATAACTTACAAGTATTGAGAAAAGTTTTTCCATCCCAATTCATAATTTGATCGCAATTAGTAATAAGCAATTCAGTTTCGTTATTAATTAATTCTTTGGCTAGTAGTGCAGAACAAGCCGGACCTTCTGTGGTGTAATCAATATCAATTATTCTGCAATCCGGTTTGATTTTTCTTAAAATTTTGTCTATGGCATATTCTTCAATATGCCATTTTTGGACCACGAATATATAGTCACCTTCTAAATCTAATGATTCGATTACATATTCAATAAGAGGTCTGTTATTTATTTTTATTAGAGGTTTAGGTAATGTATATTCTGTATTGTTGAATCTGGAACCTCTTCCAGCCATAGGAATAAGAATATGCATAATTAGATTCTGTAAGCAATACTCAATCCATAATCGTCGTCGTGTTCAAAATATTTTTCTACTCTATACATACTTTCGTCTATTGCAGGTAGAAATACAACTGGACCAGGATGTGAATTTGTATCGTGGAAAATAACAATACCATCTTCAGATAGCATGTCGGTATATAACCAATCATTGATTACCATATTAACCGAATGCCAACCATCGATTAACAAGATAGAAATTTTATCCATTCCAATTTCTTCGGCATATTTACGAATTGTGGTTTGATTCGCCGAATTCTCACGAATAGTATACACTCTCTTCTCTTCATTATTCAAATAAGACTTATCATCTAAATCAATACCGAGATATGGAATATTATCTGGTTTATTTGTCAATAACGCATTAGTGAAAGAACCTAGACCGTTTCTAGATACTCCTATTTCGATAATACCGTGCGTCATGTAATCTTTACACACCTTATCTACTAGATCATATGAGTTTTTGGTAATTTCTACATTATGTCCAGCAGTCCATGTAAAATTCCAATCATCATCGTTACTGTATTGAGACATCTGGGGTTTGAATTTCAATCCCTTAATATCTGTATTATGTTCTATGATGTTAATATAATGATTGTTGATAGTTATATTCATCTAATAATTCCCCATTTCTCAATTGCAATTCTATATTCTTCGCCTTCATTTCCATCAATTGATTGTCTCATTGCCAATGCCCCAGAAAGTGTTCCTCCAGGATGACCATGAACTGCTCCACCAGCATTTGCTAGATAATCAAATCCAACTAGATTAGTTATTTTTTGAATTAATCCTGGATGCATTCCACAACTCAATGCTGGAGCTGTATTACCAGCTCTGAGAATATCTAAACACTCTAGAATCTCGTCTGGGTCGTCGTTACTATATCCACCAACCATACCAGTTTGGATAGTATCAACACCCATCAAAGTTGCTAATTTACAGATAACTGGCCAAGAAATACTGAAACGATGTGAAACATCCGTGAATATTTTGGCACCACTACTCTGTAAATGTAAGAATAGCGGTAAATTAGATTTTCTTATACTGTTATATACACCTAAACCACTATAAACATTGATGTGTACACCATTACCACCATTCTGATAAACTGAATTAATTCTATCCATAACAACATGTGGATCACAATTAATTGTGTGACAGAAAACAACTTTTCTTGATTGTTTCGATAGATAATTTGCAATAATATCTACACGTCTCTCAAGTGGAGCACATAGAGGATTACTCATGATTTCATCTTCTTTAATAAAATCTACACCACCATCAACCATTTGCTTAACCATTTCTAATAGAACTTCTGGTGTAATTCCAATTTTAGGTTTAACAATACTACCGAATAATGGTTTATTGTATTGGTTTGTAAATTTTCTGATACCAGATAACCCAAATCTCGGACCAAGAAAAGATCCGGTGACAGAATCTGGTAGATGCAGGCGAACTAATCTACATCTTTGAATAATATTGATGTCTAAATGTCCACCCATTAATTGACATAATAGATGCGAAATACCATCAGTATCCCAATCAGTATTAATTATTGGAAATGCAATCTTTACGATACCTGAAGTACCATTAAGTAGAGTTGTTTCATCACCTAAAATCATACAAGAATGATTTTCGAACAGGTAATCAGTTTCCCATTCGTTCCTGACATTAGGATTACCTACACTCTGTCCTATTGCGATATTCCATGCCGCTTCTCTTAGATTAGTGGAAGATTCAACTAGATATTCAGCAATAATATATTTTTGATCGTCATCTAATTGTTCAACGAAAAGATTCATTTAGAATCACCTCATACTTAGTAATATAATCTGAACAAATTCCAAAACAAGTTGACAATTTATTTGCATTGGATTCGTCGAAATTCAACTCAGGAAGAACATGAATTGAGTTATCGATTATATTTATACTAGGATAAGCCCAAATAACTCCATTACTCGTTAATGTAGCAATATCAGAATCGTGTGTGAAATAAATTAGATCAGAATAACATTTATTGAATAATGATAAACTCACTGTATCTTTACAGTGAGTCCACAATTTATCTTTTCTAGCCAATAACCAATCGATGTTAATCTTATGATGAGGATAATCGTGGCCCAGATATATTTCTGAATTATAGATTCTAACATCTATTTCAACATCATAACCGATAGAAATCGCATGATCAATATATCCTGGATCATTTTCGTAACATCTATCAGGTCCTGATAGATTACCACGATGAGATATAAATCTCATAATATTACGCTCTCTTAATCCCTGCTGGATAATAACGATTCAACCATTCTAATTCATCCTGGTGATCGTCTTCCGCATACCAACCTTTTCCAGTATATACGTTATGAACCATGGTGAAATAATGTTCGTACATTCTAGCAACACGATCTAAAGAAAAGTTAGCCATTGCCCAATCTCTACAATCTTGTGGATTGATCTTGTCAATATTCTTAGCCGCCCAAGAGAATTCTGAGAATGAACGACAACGATAACCAGTTACTCCGTGTAAATTATTCTCTGCGTGTGAACCCCAATCTGTTGTGATAATAGGGCAACCTGCAAAAAGAGCTTCGATAGATGCTCCACCAAAAGGTTCGTTGAACATAGAAGGAAGCCAGAATCCTTTTGCTTTTGACAGGACTCGTTTTCTATCTTCAGAATTTAGATATCCGATAACTTCAATTTGACCAGGAATTTCTTTATAACCATGTTCTTCAAGAGAACCTTGTCCTGCGATCTTCAATTTCAACCCAAGTTTTTCACAGACTTGATAGGCAACATCAATACCCTTTCCAGGATAGATTCTACCCATGAATAGAAGATAATCATCTTTCTCTTTTGAAAATTCAAATTCATCTGGATCGAAATAATTAGGAATCACAGCATGATACCAGGATTCTTTGCACTGACCAACAGCTTCATGACCACCAACAGCAGAACGAATGGCATATGATTCATAGATTCGCCAAGGAGAGAATTGGCCTGTAGCATATCCAATACCAGGCTCTACGATAATCATATCGTCTACAAACGCATCACATACTGGTTTATTACCCCATCCCCAGAAAGGTAGAATGAAATCGTTTGGTTGTTTTCTCTTTTGAATTTCTCTAATAGCGTTCTTATAGAAAGTTTGATAAGCATGGTCATTCATATCAAACTTAAAGAAATTCTTGCGCCAATCAAAATCACCATATGCTTTCTTAAAATCATCATTGGTAACAACCGTAACATGTTCCGTACACTCTAGTTCGGAATCTTCGTGACCATAATGAATAACTTCGTGTCCACGTGAGACCATCATTTTCCCGAATTTGCGTGTCTTTTGTCCGTACGCACAAGCCGAAAATTCTGCATTAGTTACTACATGTGGTGGTGGTAGAATATGAAATCTAAACTTTTGACTCATTATAACTCCTAATTCAATTATAATATACTTGAGTATTTAGGTCAAAATTGACCAAATAAATTATACATGAGATAGAAATTTTCTAATAATCTCTAACCCACTATCCATCTACTATGATTGACTAGTAAATGTCTAATCATATTTATGCACTTTAAAAGTACATAATTATTCCAGCGTTATACTCCAAATGCGATCTTATATAAATCAATTTTAGTTGTAGATCCTGCTGCGGCGGATGCAATTAATCTTATATTTCCACCAGTGATATTGGTTGTATAAGTTACTAGAGGATTTGCTGAAGTATGTACTCTAGAGTATTCGGATATATAAGCTGTTGTTCCATTATGGATCAATAGAATTTCAGAACATTGGAAATTTGTGAGGTATGAAACTTGTAATACATATTTCACTGTTCTGAATGTAGATATAGGCGATTCATCGATAACAGTTTCTGTAACACCAATATTTGTGATTCTTTTACCAGAAATTAATGCTGGATCAATTGAAAGTTGTCCAGTCATTGTTAGTGTATTAGTTTCTTTGACCCATGTTAATCCTGTTGCCCCAACTACAGATGTATTATCTAGATACAACAATTCACGATTAGATCCAGAAAATGTTCCTGTCGCTCCAGTAAAACCAGTCGCACCTATTCCTGTAGAACCTTGATTACCTATTGTGCCCTGAGTTCCTATTGATGCAACTTTTACAGTCGTTGATGATGGTATTGTAACTGTTATATTTGACATTTTACTTTGTTGCGTTTGGTTTAACTTCTACAATTCCTTCAATAACTCTAGTTACAATAGAACCATTTGTTATCTCAACATCATAAACATATCTACCCGATTTATATGTTGCAGTTTGTGTTGCAGTAGCTGATAATGTTAATTTACCATCAGTTGGAGGAGAATCTATAGTAACAGTTAAAGGATATACGTTGAAATCCGAATAATATGATGTTCTTATTTTACAACTACCAGTATATCCAGTTAGATTCATCGATGAACCATCAGAATTATTTAATTCAATTGTTGTACTAAATGTAGCACCAGATTCTATCTTTAAATTAGTGTAACCTGCTGACATGTAATTTCCTTAATATTCCGTAATAGTTGTATTTATTGTATAAACATCATCTCTATCTGCTGTAGATGGATTGACGGAAACTGTTGTTGTTACTAATTTTTGTGTAGTATCTAATTCGTAAAAATTAGTAACAGCATTTTTAATAATCTTAGCATCAGAAATTGGTGGATAAATCCAAGAGTTTGCAACAAATGTTAACGTCCATGTTAAAATTCTATCATCTTCTACTGATCCTTCATATTCATCTGATTGTGAAACTGATGTTAAAGTAATTTGCACATCCCTCTTCATATCAATAGATGGTATATCGTTCAGAGTAATGGTATAAAAAGGAGTGAAATATGGAAGAATCTGTTCTATAATTTGTAGACCATCATCAATATATTTAACAAATAAATTAACAGTAAATTCAAAATTATAAGGAACTGGATTATACTGTCCAATATATGTTGTTTTTAACGTAGAAATACCGGAACCTGGTGCGATTAAATCAATTGCTGTTCCGGCTTCAGCTAAAGATTTAGAAGAAGCGAGTTTAATTGTATTGTTAGTCGTCTTAATTGTGTAATAAGTTCCACCATCAAAAAATCCTGTTGCTCCAATTGAATTTCCAGATCCTTTAATATAAGTTACTGATTGACCAGTTCTTAAATTATGTGACGGGATAGTTATGGTATTTTCACTTACATTAACGGCACTTGAAGCATTAAACGTCAAATCATTTTGTGGAACAAATATATTCTTTCCAATAGTTTGTTGTTTTCTTGTTGAATCATATGACATAGAAGTTAACTCAAACGATAATCTTGGAAGAATAACTTTTACATCAACATAATTATCTCTTCTCTGAACATCTTGTTGCTGTAACATCGTGATGGTTTTATCTGCAGATGCGTATGCAAGTGGAACTTTAATGGTTTTTTCTATCGATCCATCTTGATTATATCTTAAGACTCTTATATTATTAAATAGAGAACCAAAAGCTGCAGTCAGATTTCTAATTGTAGAGAAATAAAAGTTTGATGAATTTAACATTTAATACACATATTCCTTTATAATTAATTATTGATATTAGAAAAAGGATTTGACTCTGTGAAGTCTATTATAATATCGGATTTAGATTGTATTTTATCGTTCTTAGCAAATGGATCACCAATTCCTGTAGCACCATCATTATTATAAGTTACATTAACTTCATCTGCTTCAGTACCAGTGTCAATAGTTTCATTAGAATATTTAAATACTTCGCAAGTTAGAATAAAATATTGTCTCGCCCCAAGAGGAAATAGAGGATTCTTATCATCAACATATTTAATTTCGAAAAGGGATCTTCCTGTAGGATACATTATAAGATCACCTTCGACTGGAAGAACCTTTCCTACAATAGATTCAAATCTTTCTCTAGAAACAATTAATCTTAATCTATCACCTAGAGTGAATCCAAATTTAGAAATTAAAGCTCCGTCCCCAAGAAATGCTTCATAATTCTCTATGTACATTTCTATTACAAAATTTCTCTCGAATTTAGATATATAATCTTCACGATATAATTCATCAACATTAACAATAGTTCTTGGTAAATAAACAAAATCACATCCTGCAATTTGTATAGATTCATTTACCAAAACTTGGAGAAGATTCTGTTCTTCTGCAGAACCTATACCACGACCGGATTGAAAAAATTTATTAGTTGGCATGATTTATCCAATAAATAGATCCAACGGTAATTGTAAATCTTTAGTGAGTCTTGTTTCTAATTTTTCTATTTCAGTTATAGCTTCTGAATATATTGCATCACCATTAATTGTTATACCGCCTGGCAAATTCATATTTCCAAATTTCTTAAGATTCTCACCCCATTGTCTTTTAATTAGAGCTGTAGCATATTCCTTAAGAAATTCGTCAGCCCAAATATCGTTAAAAGTATTGATATCTAATTTCTTGTAAATTTTCAAAACAATATTGGATGTTTTCTCTTTT